AAGCTGAAAGGCAACAAGCCAACTCAACAAAAAGAGCTTGAAGACTTAGTCGCTAAAATGAAGACCCCTGTGTTCCTACAATCAGGTCCGCTCAAGGGGTTGAAGAAGATTAGTCAGTTGTCGACGAACCATCCTTGTAAGGTGTTCGTTGCTAATCGTTTGATTCCCAATCCCTTTCATGCCAAGATGTTCTTCTGTCCCAAGTTCTTCGCTTGGGCGAATGAGATCATTCCCGGTAAGTTCAGCGACGAGTCATTGCTTTATGATGAGCCAAGGTTGCTGATCCCCTTCTTCAATAAAGAGAAGGAGATGCATGCATTTCAAGGTAGGTCTCTTGATAGTAAGAGTAAGACTCGCTACATCACGATTGTCAACGACGAAACTGCGCCGAAGGTGTATGGACTTGATGAAGTTGACTTCAATAAGAAGTATTACGTGTTTGAAGGACCGATTGACTCTATGTTCGTGCCAAACTCAATCGCTACAGCTGGTGGCGACTTGATTTCGACAGTCAAGGATTTCCCGAAGAAGAACATGGTTGTCGTTTATGACAACGAACCCAGGTCAGTTGAGACGAAGAAAAAGCTAGAGAAGGCGATCATCAACGGCTACAACGTTTGTATCTGGCCAACCAATCTGATTCATAAAGATGTCAATGATATGGCCATGGCTGGGCTGAGCACCGACTTCATTCGGTACATTATTGACACAAACACTTACAACGACTTGAGAGCTAAGTTGGCTCTCAACTCATGGAGCAAACAATGAGCCTTGTGCATTATAAGACGCCCCCCGAAGATTGCGAGTGGAGTGTAGAATTTGTTGTGATTGAATTTTGGTCAGCCGCTTTAGACCCTGGTTCCTTCAAGTGCATTGTCGCTACAACGTATCACGAGTCAGTTGCAGAAGATCTCGTTAAAGAAAATCGTTTGTACCGCACATGGGTCAAGGCTTACAGAATTTACTCGAAAGATTAGGAGCAAACAATGAGCCTTGATCGATTCTTCGCTAGCGAAGAGACCCTCTACAATATTCTTGTTGACTTGGAGACCAGAAAACGAATCAAGATTTCTGTTGCAGCCTACGCATATGAGCTTTTGAGCACGCCGATCATGTCTGACGAAGAATTCGATGCGCTTGCCTACAGCATTGATCTCAAGATCAATACAAGACGACCCGATCTTGATGCTTGGTTCCGGCGTAACTTTGAACCTCACACGGGCATGTGGATCTATGGACATCCCGAGAAATCAAAGCTGTTGATCATAGCGAAGAACGTCATCAACAGCAAATTTTGATCTCTATATAACTACTCGAATGAACGCTTGACTTTTCGGCGAGTCGAGGTATAATAAAGTTTACAAGCAATGGGACCTATTCAATGAATACAGCGAAGATTATTGCAGTAACCAATCCTATGATAGAGGGTGTAACGACAGCAGAACAACTGATTGCCTTTGCTGCGCGAGTGTCTAATCCATCAAATCAAAACAACGAGGAAACCAGTGAAAAGCTTCTCCGATATTGTATTAGAAACAAGCATTTCAGCGTATTTGAAATGGTCAACGTTGTTATGCAAATTGACACAACTCGGGACATTGCCCGCCAGATTCTACGCCATCGTTCATTCTCGTTTCAAGAATTTTCCCAACGTTATGCTGATCCTACAAAGGATCTCGGCTTTGTAACTCGCGAAGCTCGCCTTCAGGATAAGAAGAACCGCCAGAACTCTGTAGAGGTTGATGACACTTCATTACAAGAAGAGTGGGAAGATCATCAGCAGTTCTTGATCGAGCAAACAACATCGATTTACGATTGGGCGATCCAGAACGGCATCGCCAAGGAGCAAGCTCGAGCAGTTCTTCCTGAAGGTCTGACATGCTCTCGCATGTATATGAATGGTACGCTGCGTAGCTGGATTCATTTCTGCGAGCTGAGAATGGGTAACGGTACTCAGAAGGAGCACATGGAAGTTGCTAAGAGTGCTTGGAGTGAGTTGAGTTTGTATTTTAAGTTTTTAACAGAACAAAAGTAAGGAATGCCTATGATTAGAGTTCAAAAGAGAGACGGTCGGCTAGAACCAATGGATCTAAACAAGTTCCATCGCGTTGTGGCTTGGGCTTGTGATGGACTGAGTAACGTCTCTGAATCGGAGATCGAGCTTAAGTCCCACGTTCAGTTCTATGATAAGATTAAGTCGACCAATATTCACGAGACGCTAATCAAGGCTGCTTCCGAACTTATTTCAGAAGACACCCCGAACTACCAATTCGTAGCATCTCGACTGATCAATTACAATCTCCGCAAGGAAGTGTATGGTCAGCCGGAGCCTTGGGAGTTGACTAATCACGTTATTGAGGTTGTTAGCCAAGGATACTATGATACAGAGATCCTCGCTCAATATAATAATGATGAGATGGGTTGGCTCAATAAGCAAATCGATCATGATCGAGACTTCCAGATTGTGTACGCTGGAATGGAGCAGTTCCGTGGCAAGTATCTGATTAAGAACCGAGTGACCGGTCAGTTCTACGAGACGCCTCAGATGGCGTACATGCTGATTGCCATGACTCTGTTCCGGAACTACGAGAAGTCAACTCGTCTGAAGTGGGTCAAGGACTTCTATGATGCTATCTCTACATTCGAGATCTCTCTGCCGACACCTATCATGGCAGGTCTTCGTAGCCCTCAGAAGCAATTCTCATCTTGCGTATTGATCGAAACGGACGATTCGCTTGACTCTATCTTCACAACTGCACATGCGATTGGAAAATATGTCTCACAAAAAGCTGGTATTGGCATCGGCGCTGGTCGCATTCGTGCTATTGGTTCTGCCATTCGTAATGGAGACGCTAGCCATACTGGCGTTATTCAATTTTATAAGCACTTTCAAACTGCAGTAAAGTCCTGCAGTCAAGGCGGAGTTCGCGGTGGCGCTGCAACTCTTCACTATCCTATTTGGCATCTTGAAGTTGAAGACCTTCTTGTGTTGAAGAACAACAAGGGCGTTGAAGACAACCGAGTTCGCCACCTGGACTATTCCGTTCAGTTCAATAAGGTGATGTACGAGCGACTTCTCACTGATGGCAATATCACGCTGTTCAGCCCGAATGACGTTCCCGAGCTCTATGATGCGTTCTTCGTCGATAACGACCGATTCAGAATGCTGTATGAAGATGCGGAGAACAATCCGAAAATCAGAAAGAAGACTGTTTCGGCACTTGAGCTGTTCTCGGCGTTTCTTCAAGAGCGCAAAGACACAGGTCGCATTTACCTGATGAACGTAGATCATGCAAACGATCATGGCTCGTTTGATAAGGTCTTGGCACCAATTCGTATGTCAAACCTTTGTCAAGAAGTTGACTTGCCAACCAAGCCTCTAAATAATTTGAATGATGGAAGCGGCGAAATCTCGCTTTGCACGCTTTCGGCTATCAATTGGGGAAAGATCCGTGATCCTAGAGACTTTGAACGTCCTTGCACTCTTGCTGTCCGTGCTTTGGATGAGCTTCTTGACTACCAAGACTATCCGGTCGAAGCGGCGAGGAGATCGACTATGTCAAGAAGACCGCTTGGAGTTGGCATTATCAATCTTGCTTACTGGCTTGCTCGCAACGATCTTTCTTATCAGAACATTGATTCTGTAGGGCTTCAAAAGATTCATGAATACGCCGAGGCTTGGTCTTACTATCTGATCAAGGCATCGGCTGATCTTGCATTCGAGAAGGGTCAGTGCCCGTTCTCGCATGAGACGAAGTACCATACTGGCACGCTTCCTATCGACACTTACAAGAAAGAAGTTGACGAACTGGCAGAGCCGACTTATAATATGGACTGGGGTTCGCTTCGCCTTCAGCTTGGACAAACTGGTATTCGCAACTCAACTCTAATGGCTTTAATGCCTTCCGAGACATCAGCGCAGCTGAGCAATGCAACTAATGGCATTGAGCCGCCACGTTCGCTTGTGTCAATCAAGGTTTCTAAGGACGGTGTGCTTAAGCAAGTTGTTCCTGAAGTCCGCAAGCTCAAGAATAAGTATGACCTTCTGTGGGATCAGAAGTCGCCGGAAGGTTACTTGAAGATTTGCGCTGTGCTGCAGAAGTTCATTGATCAGGGAATCTCCGTCAACACCAGCTACAATCCTAAGTTCTATGAGAATGAAGAGATCCCTCTGTCCGACTTGATCAAGCACATTGTCATGTTCTATCGCTATGGCGGAAAGCAGCTATACTATTTCAACGTAGCGGATGGCGCGGGCGAGCAAGAAGTTCAACCCGAGCTCGGTCAGTCTGCCGTTGACGACGAAGAAGATTGTGCGTCCTGTAAGATCTAACTTATGATTCTTCAATTAAATCCGCCGGTCCCTTTGAAAACTCCTAAGGGACCGGCACTAGCGCATTTCCTAATTGACTACGGCATTGAACACAATTTGATGTGGGTTTGTTTTCAGCAACAAACCGGCGAATGTTGGACTTGGGATAACAAAGACATTCGTGCAGAAAAGAACATAACATCAGGAAGGATTATCGACTAAATGACTTACAGCGTTTTCGATGCTAACAACAAGCGAGAATTTGCAAGTGCTAAGTGCTTTCTTGATGACCCAGTTACTATTGCTCGGTATGATCGTCAGAAGTATCCTATCTTCGAGAAGCTGATCAATCAGCAGCTTGGTTTCTTCTGGCGTCCAGAGGAAGTTGAAGTCACGCGTGATGCTAAGGACTTCAAGGCTCTGACAAAGCATGAGCAGCACATCTTCACAAGCAATCTCAAGCGACAGATCCTTCTTGACTCTGTTCAGGGTCGTTCACCGAACATTGCCTTCCTGCCGATTGCTTCGCTACCAGAGATTGAGACTTGGATCTCCACGTGGGCTTTTTCTGAAACGATTCACTCTCGCTCATATAGTCACATCATTCGCAATGTCTACTCCGATCCATCGAAGGTGTTTGATGAGATGATGGACATAGCTGAGATTGTTGATTGTGCCAAGGACATCTCAAAGTACTATGATCAGTTAATTGAGATGAATGGTGATATGAATAATCCTCATGAGCCGTACATGTGGTGGTCATGTAAAGCAGATAATCCAAAGTACGAGCACAAGAAAGCTCTGTGGCTTTCTCTGATGTCAGTCAACATCCTTGAAGGGATTCGCTTCTATGTGAGCTTTGCTTGCTCATGGGCATTTGCTGAAGTCAAGAAGATGGAAGGCAACGCCAAGATCATTAAGCTGATTGCTCGTGATGAAAACCTTCACCTTGCTGCTACTCAGCACATGCTCAAGATCCTTCCTCAAGATGATCCTGACTTTGCACTGATTCGTGATGAGACCAAGGCTGAATGTTCCAAGATGTTCTTGGATGCTGCCAATCAGGAAAAGACATGGGCTGACTATCTGTTCAAGGACGGCTCTATGATTGGCTTGAATAAGGTTCTACTTGATGAATACGTTGAGTGGATCACTAATCGTCGTCTGCAGGCTGTCGGGTTGCCCCTACTATATAAGACCGGATCAAATCCGTTACCCTGGACACAGAAGTGGATCAGCGGCGGAGAAGTCCAAGTAGCCCCACAAGAAACGCAGCTAACGAGTTATATCGTGGGCGGGGTTAAAAAAGATGTTTCAAGTTCATCGCTGAAAGGTTTATCACTATGAGTTGGAGTTCAGGTTCTAGACTATTTGCCGGCATCGCCGAAATTATTGCAGAAACTATCTCGGATGAGAGCGAGCGAAAGATTCTCTATAAGGGAATGATTGCAGAGTTCGAATCTTTTGATTGCGATACATTGTTTGAATGTAGAGACATCGACCATGTTCTTGACGACCTTCTGGATGAAATCTACGAGCCAATAGAAGGCGAGGATATCGACGATGATGATGAAGAAGAGTGGCCAGATGGAGGACGCGAAGACTTCTGACTAAGTAGAGGAGAAAGGAAACTCCTCTATGACATGGATTTATGAAGCGAAACCGATTGACGAATCAAAACTAGATCAGTACGTCGGCTTCGTTTATTGCATTACCAATCTTGTCGATGACAGAAAATACATCGGCAAGAAGCTATTGAAGTTCAAGAAAAGCAAAATCGTCAAGGGCAAGAAGAAAAAGATTCTTGTTGAGTCTGACTGGAAGAAGTACTGGGGTTCGAACAAGCAGCTGATAGCGGATGTTCAAGAGCTCGGGGAAGATAAGTTTGTTCGGGAAATCCTCACTCTCTGTAAGAGCAAGAGCGAATGCAATTATTGGGAAGCGAAGTTCCAATTTCAACTTGGCGTTATCGAATCTGATAAGTATTATAATGAATGGATACAATGTAAGATTCACAAGGCGCACATTAAAAAGCTTGACTTCTCCGATAGAGAGGGTATAATGAGGGTGACCTGTTAGTCAAACGAACGGAAAGAAGTAGTATGTGCGATGAACATCGACGAAGTTAAAGCCTACATCACCAACTCATCTTCAAACTCAAAGATTTACATCGGTTCTGATTCCGAAAGATTCAAGAACGGCGGTAAGTGGTATGCTGACTACGCTACGGTTGTAGTCATTCACATCGATGGTAAGCGTGGTTGTAAGGTGTTCGGCGAAGTAACAAGAGAGCTAGACTATGATCGAAAGGTCAGCCGTCCAGCCCTCAGACTTATGAATGAGGCGTACAAGGTTCAAGCTCTCTATTCGGAGCTACAGGATGTCATCGGCGAGCGGTTTTGCGAGCTACACCTTGACATCAATCCGGACGAACGCTATGGTTCGTCGTGCGTAGTCACTCAGGCGATTGGCTATATAATAGGTACTTGCAACATTGAACCAAAGGTAAAGCCTTTCGCGTTTGCTGCTAGCATTGCTGCAGATCGTTACAAGGGATTGACAGCAGCGTAACGCTGTCTACGAAACAGATTAGGAGATCAAACTTTGCAAAAGCGCATTCTAATCGCGCTTTTGAGTTTGGGCGTTTTATTATACTGCAGCAACACGCTGGCAGTTCAGAACAACATTGTAGTGACTACGGAGGAACGTGTAGTCGGTGCACAAACCGACGCAAACGAATCATCGACTATTGATTCGACCAGTAACGCCCCAACTCAAAAGGTAAGCGACAACGACGCTGCCGACAATGTGCATACTGTGATACGAAGGTATAATGCACATGCATCTTGGTATAGACATGGCAGGATTACAGCCAACGGCGAAAGATTCTACCCGCTAGGTATGACCGCAGCCCACAAGTCTTTGCCATTCGGCACAATAGTCAGGTTCACTAACCCAGACAACGGTCTAAGCATAACTGTAAGAATCAATGATCGAGGTCCATTCATTCGAGGTCGAGATTTCGATCTTTCTCTCGGAGCGGCTCGAGCTCTTGACATGGAGCAAAGAGGTGTGATGAGGCTCAGAGTTGAGATTATGTAACGATCAGCCGACTATATAATGCAGTCGGTCAAAAGACGTGGAATTACAAATGAGTTTATTGAGATATTTGAAAGGAAAGATTATGGCAAGACCAAAGGGTAGTAAGAATAAGGTTGTTGAGCAGCCTAAGGAATTTGACTATGAAAGGGATGATGCGTTGATTGATGGCGCATATCAAACGACCATGATTACGTCCGCAGAAGCCAGACCAGCGCCTCGGTCTATCGAGGAACAACCGAATTACGTCACGATTCCGCAGAAGCAACCCGATACGCAATTAATGCGGAGTATCCCCGCATATGCTCCTACAGAAACTCTGTTCTTGGTCGAAGGTGATGTGCAGCTGTCTTCGCGCGTGCCAGGGCGAGGTTCTATGGTTGCTAAGCAAACCAGACTCGTCAACGCAACAAGCGACGCTCAAGCCATCCAGAAGTTTTCTGCGTACTTCAACAACCTCAGTGATGCCGAATCCTTTTACACGGTGGTTCGTGCAGCTGCCATGGAAACAATCAATTGATGTTAGTCGAGCTGTATACTAAGGACGATTGTTCTTATTGCCAGATGGCGAAGGTTGCGCTCAAGAACGCAGGTCATGGCTTCTCCGAACTAAAGCTTAATCGGGACTTCAGCAGAGAACAAATCCTAGAAAGATTTCCGTCCGCCAAGACATTCCCGATTATAGTTGTTGACGGGTTCTACATAGGCGGCTATAATGCTTTGACGGAGCACTTGTCTCGCCAAAACAACTCAAGTCAAATTTTGCTTAACGAATAGGAGATACATAATGTATAACCGCGACACTCTACTGAAGGATCTGCGAGCTAATTTGCTTGAGGTCCACTTCACTAAGGCGAACGGCGAAAATCGCGTCATGCGCTGCACTCTTCAAGCCAACATGCTCCCCGAAAGTTATCGAGCTGATCCTGATGAACAAAAGCAAGAGAAGAACTTTCACAAGGAAAATCCTGATGTGATTGCTGTTTGGGACACCGAAGCTGCTGCTTGGCGTTCTTTCCGAATTGACTCTGTATATTATTGCGAAGCCAAGAGCGGCTTTTAAGGATTAACGATATGGAAGAAGAACGTCACTGGGGCTATCATGCCATTCTAGATGCAGCTGGTTGTAATCATAACGCTATCACCAGCTATGACAACGTCTATGCATTTGCCAAGCAGTTGGTGAAGGACATCGACATGGTAGCCTACGGCGAGCCTCAGATTGTCAACTTCGGTAGCGGAGACAAGGCTGGCTTCACGCTCGTGCAGCTGATCGAAACATCTAACATCTGCGCGCACTTTGTCAACGAACTTGATCACATGTATCTGGATGTCTTCAGCTGCAAGCCATTCGACGAGCGTGTAGTCGAGGATCTCGTTGTGCGGTACTTCGGCGCTAAGACGATCCGCCGCGCTTTCATCAAGCGTCAGGCTATGCTTGATGTTGAAGAGTCCGCGAAAAATTAATAGCGGAACATACACGTTACGTAACGTGTATGATTTATTGAGAGATCTGTAATGATTGACAATTTTGACTTGATGGAGACAAACGAGATCTCCAATTCTAACGCCAATGGCGGTACAGAAATGTATATGAGATTTCTGTATAACGGCAGGATACCCCGAGAACTGCTTGAGAACGTCCAAATCGTCCCGAGCCGCCTGCGTCAACTGAAAGAAGACAAGATCAGAATTTGGTTCGAACATAATCTCCCCAACGATCCGGAGAGTATGAAACCTTTCGCTGACGCCAATCTCAAGGAAAGCTTCCAAAAATTCGTTTTCGTTTCTGATTGGCAATATCAATCGTTCATCAACCATGTTGGCGCGCCGTATTCCCCGAAGTGTTCTGTTATAGGAGGCGGTGTAGATTGTATCGAATCATTTTCGATGAATCCGGATCTTCCTGTAAAACCGGATGCGAAGGAAAGAGTGAATATTTCTTATCACACAACTCCTCATCGCGGTCTTGAATTGCTTATCCCGGTTTTCTTAAAGCTGGCTGAAGAAGATAAGCGCATACACCTACACGTTCATTCATCTTTTAAGATGTATGGATGGGGCGCTCGCGACGAGCAATATGAAGAGATATTCAATATTTGTAAGACCCACCCGCAGATCACTTATCATGGGTTCACGAAGTATGAGGATTTGATTAAGAAACTAGAAAACGAATACCACATTTTCGCTTATCCTAATATTTGGCCAGAGACTATGTGTCGCGCTCTTGTCGAGAGTATGTACTACGGGCTTGATTGCGTTCATCCCAATTTTGCTGCTTTACCGGACACATCGGGCGGGTTGAATAAGTACATGTACAACGGATCTCTCGATCACAACGAACACGCCAATCTTCACTACATCAATTTGAAAAACGCTATTGAAGATTGTAGACAGTCTGATAGCAGCCGCATTGATCGGTTAAGATTCAACCGTCGGTATGTTCAAAATCGTTACAGTGCGGAAGTCGCGTATGACAAATGGATTAAGATTCTTCGAGAATTGAACGAACAATACCCTACAGTCCAATCTCGTGCCGCTCAAAAGAAATTCTTCGTGTATAGGACTTAAGGTCGACCGTCGTATTCAAGCGGAGTTCGGGCGCGATAAAACTTAAAAATAAAGCTTGACTTCTATAGAAAAAAAGGTATAATACGTATATGGACATTGCCAATAACGTCATCGCGTTTCCGGGTAAAAACCTTCGAGGTCCTCAAACGATCGAGGAGGTTACAGACACTTTGGATTTAGTTCGGCAGGTCCATATACAGGAGACTTTGGAGTTGATCGTTCCTATGCTGTTCGATAACATCTCTCATGCAGGATTCAACCCCGATGAAGAAGATGAGAATGCACTATTGAAGCATGGGGCTATGGTTGTAGAGGCAGTCAGATCGTTCCTTTGTAAGGTATCTGGCATTGAACATCCTCTACAGATTATCGCAGAGAACCTGTTCGAGCAAGTTGACGCTGATGGCAATCTAGAAGTCTCTGACAAAGTCAAAATAGTAATAACCCCAAATGATGGAAAGTCGTAGACTTAGATGGTCGGACCCTTTCGTTCAGCCCAACGAGCAATTTGAGAGTCTCTCATTTTCCGCTTCGTCTCTTCGGAATGAACCACACCCTTCTTAGCTTTGTTGTGAGGCGATCTGTCTTTAATTGAAATTGTTTTGCAATTATCAAAATGCCAACGTTTCATTGCTGAGGAATTCTTTCCCATATGCCCGCAATGGGGGCAGACTGACCCTAATAAAAAATTGTGAGAACCATCTTCTATTCTTTTACTAGCGTTCTTTTTTTGCATTTCGTTGTTTAACAGATGATGCGTGCCATCCGCGACTCGTCTGCGATTTGAGATAGTTTGAGACGCGCCTGTTAGCCAATGATGAGTTCCGTTTTGTACTCTTTCTTTGGCAGCTTTGCTGGCCATCTCAGACACTCTTTTAGTGTCGTTATCCATTCTGAGTGCTATCAGAGCGCAAGCTCTATGATCGCCTTGGCGTAGATGAATTTCGTAATGTTCTTCTATGGGTACGGCGATAAGATTAGATGGATCGTTATTTCTGTGATTGCCATCTTTGTGATGTATATCGTAGGATCTTCCCTTATCATCTTTGGGGATATTGCCGAAATGTTTGCGGTATACAGTTCGATGAGAATTGTTTTCGCGGCGGGGCTTATTATAAGTATTCATGGCTGATGTTCCTTCTAACATTAGAGTCAGTGGAGTTCGTACCTCGCGACTGACAGCTCTATTTATAACAACTAACTGCTCAAGGAGAGCGTGTTATTATTATTATGGATTTTTCTCAAGTGATGTTGAGTAATATCATGGTCCAGCTGGGCAACCACACCAACGCAGAGATTGAAGAATCAATGTGTCGCCATATGGTGCTCAATTCCATTAGGTCTTTCAAGACCAAGTTTGGCGATGAATATGGTGAGTTAGTGATAGCGACAGATTCGAAAAATTATTGGCGTCGTCAGCTGTTCCCTTACTACAAGGCGAACCGTAAGAAGAATCAGGCGACCTCCGAACTCAACTGGAAGGCAATCTTTGAGTGCTTGAATAAGGTCCGCGAGGAACTCAAGCTTGTCTTTCCATATCGAGTGATCGACATTGAACAGGCTGAGGCTGATGATGTCATCGGCACTCTCTGCCGCGAATTTGGCAACACCAACGAGAAGATTCTGATCCTGTCTGGTGATAAAGACTTCATCCAGCTGCAGCGTTATATCAACGTCAGGCAGTATGATCCTGTGCGCAAGAAGTATATCACTCACAACAACCCTGATAAGTTCCTCAAGGAGCATATCATTAAGGGCGACTCCGGCGATGGTGTTCCCAACTTCCTCAGCCCGGATAACTGCCTGGTTGTGGGTGAGCGGCAGAAACCTATCACTGCTAAGAAGCTTGAGGTTTGGGTTGATCAGGATCCGGAACGGTTCTGCACTGAGCTGATGCTGCGCAACTATAAGCGTAACGAACAACTGATCGACCTAAGTATGATTCCGGAGCACATTTCCAAGAGCATCATGGAAAGCTTCACCAATCAAAAAGGAAAGAAGGCTAATAAGTTGATGGACTACTTTATCGCTAACCGTTTGAAGAACCTGATGGAAAGTCTGGGAGATTTCGTATGATGAAGTTGAGTGTGTCGGAGATCCTGAAGAAGGCATCTCTGATTGAAGATGAAAATCAAAGGATCGACTGGCTTCGTCACAACAACAGCGTCGCCCTCGAAAGCGTCCTGCGTGGCGCATATGATTCTACAATCAAGTGGCTGCTTCCCGAAGGATCGCCTCCGTATAAGCCAAGCGAGCTGGTCGATCAGCAACACATCTTGTACGCCGAATCTCGTAAGCTTTACCTGTTCATTGAGGGTGGCAATCCTAATCTCAATCCGCTACGCCGAGAAGCTCTGTTCGTTCAGCTACTTGAGGCTGTAGATCCTGAAGACGCGAAGCTTTTGCTGGCTGTCAAGGATAAGAAGATCCCCTATCCGCACATCTCTCCCGAGTTTGTCCGCAAGGCGTTTCCGGGAATCCTGCACGAGGCGCAAGTCTAATACAATGAGTAAGTCTAAGCCTAAGATCGGCGGTCGCAAGGACTGGAACGATAATGAAGATGATTACTACTACGTCGACGCTAAGGAATTGAAGCAGCGACGTAGAGAAAAGCGAATGAAGAATTTGATTCGCTCTAAGAATGTTGACAGACTTATGGAGATGGATGATGACAATGACTACGACTGATGTTGAGCAAATTCTCGGAGACATCGACGAAGCTTATGGGCAGGTCGCTGTGTCAATCTACAAGCTTTGCAAGATGGGCGAAGACGAACAAGCAGTGAATGAGTTAAGCATATTCATAGCTATGCTGAACGAAGACCTTAACCGAATTCAAAACAAGATCGACAGGAAGTAAGAGCGAATGCCATCCTACTCATTCAAGAACCTAAATACTGGCGAGGAATTCATAACCGTCATGTCGATGGCTGAAAGGGAGGAGTACGTAAAGACTAACCCGCACATCCAGCAACAACTGATCGCTGCTCCAGCCCTCGGTGATTCGATTCGAATGGGGATGGTCAAGCCTCCCGACTCTTTCAGAGACATTTTGCGAGAAGTAAAGAAGAAGAATTCAAAGGGGTTTTCTCGAAGTACGATCAACACATTTGATTGAGGAATTTAATGCCAGCAGCAACCCAACAAAAAAGAATTTCTAGAAAAGAAAAACGGGTACAAAAAGAAAATCAAGAAGCTGTCAAAGAAAAATTCAACTTTACACTCCGGAGAATCACTCCGCTAACTGATAATCAACGACTAACATTCGACAACTACGAAAGTAATAAACACTTGCTACTGATAGGAACAGCCGGTACAGGCAAATCCTTCCTGTCAATTTATCTTGGTATGCAAGACATCATGGAAGAACAGACGCATAAGAAGATGGTAATCATCCGCAGCGTCGTTCCTACAAGAGACATGGGCTTCCTTCCTGGCAATAACAAGGAAAAGTCCAAAGTCTATGAAGCTCCCTACTACTCGATCTTCTCGGAGATCTTCGGTAGAGGTGATGCGTACGAGTATCTCAAAAACAAAAATGTAGTCGAGTTCATGACAACCTCATTCGTTCGAGGTATCACACTCAACAACTGTATCATCGTCGTTGATGAAATTCAGAACATGACAGCTAATGAATTACATTCTGTTTTCACTAGAATTGGTAAGAATTGTAGAGTTGTGTTTGCTGGCGACATTAAACAGAACGACTTGAGCGGTAAGCGAGAACAATCAGGCTTTAAGGACTTCTTTAAAGTCCTTGACGAAATGAGAGACTTTAGTACAATAGAGTTTACGAGGGAGGATATCGTTCGTTCCGACCTAGTGAAGTCATACATCATTGCGCGAGAAAAGCTTGAGGAAAAGGGCTTGGTCGCTTCATTGTAAAGAGGATGTTTTTGTTATGGATGACATTGTTGAGCGTTTAGCTGATGCTAAAATTACAACATCGGCTAGAGCGAGAGATGAGCATGATGCGGAAGTTTACGCCGCTCTCGGAGACGCTTCGGATGAAATCGAGCGTCTCCGAGACAAGTGTGATAAGCAGGCTCGTATCATTCAGCAGGCTTATCCCGAATATTGCCCCGACGTGTATTTCATTACAGGACATGCAGGCAACGAAGATTCTAACGGCATGCCAGAAGAGATTTACGTGTGTCCGTCATATGGCGTCGACTGGATTATGGTTTACAAGCGTACAGACAAGACAAGCGGTCCCGAGTGGTGAGATGGCAAGATGATTGTGTGGTAGAACGTATCTTCACTCAAACTGGAGATACTAACTATCCAGGCGGTCAGCATGCCGGAACACCCCGCTCCAGTATACGAGTTACCCATACACCATCGGGAATTATGGTGCAGTGCGGCGAGTTGAATTCGCCGCATAAGAACAAAATGCTCTGCATGGAGATGCTTGAGTGGGCTATGATTAAAACGGGAGTCATATGATGAGATACTACAGCCATAACGTATATGATGAGAATCATCCTGATCTCGGCTACGTTGATACGAAGTCCGAGCAGGAGATCATAAACGAGTACTGGCCATACTGGTACGATAAGATGTGCGAGAAGTTTGGCAAGTCTCTTATTGACAACAACTACTCAATTGAGGATTGCCTCGACGACTGGGTAGTGGCTAACTGGGCATGGGAAGTGAAAGAATGAGCGAAGAATTTCTGGGCGTGGGAGGTGAAAGAATGAGCGAAGAATTTAAATCGATTATGGAAAGCTCTGGTATGGCTCTTTGGAGCGCATACTTGGACAAGAAGATGGAGCTTGAAGACGCCGAGGATCGTATCGAGCTGTTAGAAACTGCGTTGCGTAAGTTGCTGACGTTAGTAGATGCATGTAAGATGGTTGAAAAAGGCGCTGGAGCAATGGCCATCGATGCACAGATCAGACGATCTGTCTACTTGAACGTGCCAGCATATCCTTTCGAAGAAGCGCGAGAAGCATTGGAAAGAATTAGTCATGAATGATATTGTAGAGCGGTTGCTCAACCCGTTCCCAAGCAACCGCGATGCCGAGCGGCGAGAAGCTGCAGAAGAAATTGAACGGCTGCGGGAGGCTCAGGAAGAAGTGATTACTGTTACCGCTGATCTCATCGCTCGTCGCAATATGGAGTGCGCGGGATGCTGCGGTCCTTCTGCGAAAGAGGATGAATATGAAGGTTATTTGGACGAAGCAAAAAGAGAAATCCGAGACGCCATCCTCAGAGAGAGATATAATGTCGATTGATTATGATAAGCTTGTAGAGAAGTACGACTATCAGACCAAGCTAGATATCGCAGCTTGGGTTATCTCTAAGATTGACGAGCATGGAAACGATCCAGGTTCGTTCAGGGGTCTCATTTACGGTCTACTCGGTTTCAGTATGGATGCATATGTGCCTCTGTATGAAGCAGGCGGTATGAACATCACAAACGAGCTGGACTATGAACGTCCAGGAGCTCTCTTGAAATTGATTGAAGAGCAAAGGATCGAGAACATTGAACTGAAACGTTTCTCTAATGTTTGCGATGAGCCTGGCTGTTTCAGATATGCTAGTTGCGGTTGGCCAAGCGAAGCTGGCTACAGAAGAACCTGTTATGAACACTCTAATTTTGAAAAGAGCAAGTGATGAAGAATTGGGATTCCTACTTTATGGAGATGGCTACTTTGGTAGCATCGAAGTCGAAGGATCGGTCAACCAAGGTTGGCTGTGTGATCGTTGGTCCTAACAACGAAGTCCGTTCGACGGGATACAATGGATTCTGTAGGGGAGTTGATGATGACAATTATGATCGTCATGAGCGCCCAGAGAAGTATCTTTGGACAGAGCATGCGGAGCGCAATGCTATCTTCAATGCTGCGAGGAATGGCATTCGCATGGAAGACTGCACGGCATACACTACAATGTTCCCCTGCAGTGATTGCGCTCGGTCGTTCATTCAGTCTGGTATTCGCCGGATTGTCACTCGTCCGATTCGTCAGAACACCAAGATCCCCACTCATAGCTACACGACTTCAATGAACATGATGAATGAAGTAGGTATGTACGTTGATATGATCTACGAGGACGAGAGTGTTTAACACAAAGAGAACTAAAGAGTTCCTACACAGCTTCATCAATCTCCCGGATCTAGAAACGACGGAGATTGGAGGCAAGAGACATTACGTTACGCCAATGGGCAACTTCCCTTCCGTGACTACGGTCATAGGAGAGAGGTTGCCCAAAGACGGTTTGGTGGCTTGGCGCGAACGAGTCGGCGAGGAAGAAGCCAACAAAGTGATGAATCAGGCTGCGCATAGAGGGACAGCAATTCACTCTATCTGCGAAAACTACCTGATGAACATTGAATATAGAAAGGGCGTGATGCCCTTTGATCTTGATACGTTCTCTCGTATCAGACCTCACCTTGATCGCAATGTAGGATCGATCTATGGTATTGAGGTTCCGCTTTGGTCGGCTCAACTCAAGACAGCTGGTAGAACAGACCTTCTGGCTGGTTGGGATGGGATCAACTCTGTCATTGACTTCAAGACGTCTAGACGAGTGAAGACTGAGGATCATATTGAAGGTTACTTCATCCAGGCAACCTGTTATGGAATGATGGCGGAGGAGCTTACTGGGTTGAAGTTCCCTCAGATCGTTGTCATCATTGCAGTTGATCATGAAGATTCTCAAATATTTGTGAAAAGGTCAGAAGATTATTACGATCGAATGTTTAAGATTTTTGGCGACAATTATCGAAATGAAATCTAGTCATATTCGATTTATTTGTAGAGCTTTTTTCGCAATGGGAACACTGATAGAGCGTCGTGCTGTGTTTTCTTTGTTCGTCAAGCGCAGAGACTTATATGTCAACAGGGTTCTAGAAATCTTCGCATAAAAAAAGGCGCTAATTAGCGCCTTTTTATAAATAGTCGTACGATATATGGGAGATTTCTATGACTATTTTACAAGAAAGAGAAGTTCCTTTTTGCAAAAGCTGCGGTGTAGAACCTGCAGCTAAACAAGGCATTTCTAAATTAGGATATCAAAAATACAGATCGGTTTGTCATTGGTGCCATAAGAACAAAAGACCGCACTTACTTTACCGTTCTTATAAGAAAGAGTCTTGTGAGGAATGCGGGTTCTTGGCTGTCAATAGATGTCAACTTGACGTAGATCACAAGGATGGGAACCATTCAAATCACGATCCTGACAACCTCGTGACCCTTTGCGCTAATTGCCACAGATTGAAAACTTACTTAAAAAAAGAAAATACGAACCTACGATGCAGGTCAGTCTAGGTTGTAGTCGTATGCGTTACGCTCTTTGTTCCAGGTGACGCCTTTGTAGTTTTTGGGATCATATGTCTGCGACACCTTACGAGGTTTGATCTCGGGCGTCGCAGACTTGTATGGTTCTTTTTTATTAGTCGCCTTACTCACGATGTTGTGTATGACTTTATTAACTCGATCTGACATGATGCCCCCATAAGTTTTAACTATTTATGAGGGTTGGAACCTCAGTCGTGTTCAAATTCTTCAACGTCGGCACCATCCTTATGAACGCGAACCCAGACGCCTTCGCCATACGCTGCACGGAGCACTTCTTCTGGCATACTAGCCATGATGCGCTGCATAGTATCCATAGCTATACTCAAAGCTTCATCTTCAACCGTTACACCCCAATCGTTGATCAAACCTTCATCACCTTCGCCCCATGCAACTTCACGCTCGTTGAGTTCGGTATGTGAAGTGGTAGTGAACCACATATCATTCATACTAAAGACGCATTCTTCGCCATCATTAAAATGTGGTGTATACTGAGTCCAGTGGATCGTCTTAACCTTCGGGAACTCTTCGAAGAATGCAGCGAACACCTTGTTCATCTCAACTCGCATTGTGTCTTGTAGACCTTTTGCAAGCTGTTCAAACTTCGCGAGAGTGCCATTAATGTTGGTTGCAGTATCATTAAAGCTCATAATATTAATCCTTATCTACTGGTTGTGGTTTAGACTCTTCAGAATACTTAGCGACCTTGCCGCCCATCCATTGCTCGATCGGCATTCCAGAGAAGCACTTTTCAAGCGTAGGGATGAACCCGAGGTCTTCGATGATGTGAGCCTCAGCTACATCACGGACGTGCACGGTCTTGTTATCCGAGTTTGTGATCGTATGACCAAAGACTCGCTCTGCGATGAAGCAGCCTACGGAGTTATGTAGGACCATGCGATGACGGATATCAGGCAGAGCCATCTTAGTGCAATCCATGAAATCATGAATCGCGATATAGTCTTCGGCTACGCCACCAAACTTCTTTGCGCTGATTCGCGCATGCACCATAGGCTTCATGTTTTTGGACTCCACAACTTTGCAAACTTCAGAACGTTCGGCAACTGATCATTTTCGCAAGGGATAGGGATAGCACAGATTTTAATGCCATCAAGAGTCTTGCTCTCGTGACCAAGATAAGTGCCCTCGATAGCAGCGATCTTATCAAATTCCTTGCGATTGACACGTACAACACACTTCTTGAAACTGTTGATCAGCCAATCAAGATACTGCGGGTTGTGCTGAAATACTAGATGAGCACCTAGAACACCATGTGCTACGACCGTGGGGACGATGTGATCGGGAGTTTCATCTAGAATAGCGATATACAGTTTCATCTTAGTCGACCTCAACCTCTTGAACAAAATAAGTTGCGCAATAATCATTCACACTACGGGCGATCTTACGCAGATCATCATCGGTGAAAATACCATGTTGGGCAGCGCGCGAGATCTCGCGAGATTCTTCCCAACCAATATAGCCATCACGGAGCTCAAATCCACGATCTTTGAACACCTGAAGTGCTTCCGAACCATGATCGAATGCAGCTGTTTCAGATAGATATTCGAGGTCTCCTTCCTTGAAACCCTCAACCATCATATCAATTGCTGCTTGGTTAGCTGCAGCCAGAGACGTATAGGCTCGTACTGCATTGCCGCCTTCCGTCACTTCATAATTGCTGTCGTCATACTCAAAGCTACGACGCTGAATCACATATACTTTCATTGCTAAATTCCTCTATTTCGAATTCTTAGGTTTGGGTAATTTCCACCACTGCGTAGCGAGCATCCATAGAACCTTCAAAGCTCCTTTTCGAGCTCTCCATGTATCAGTTTCTAAAGGATCTCCTGCCATAGTTGCGATATACGCTTCTCGGCAGTGGCCATCCCAGAATGCACTATCAATCCATGCCTCAGCTTCCGTTTCATCGCGTGCATGCGCAAGAGCTGAGATTGTCCACTTTCTTCCATCATCAGGCGCTTTAAAAATGGTCGAAGCTGCATAGCGGTTGATTGAAAGAAGTCTACGCATAGCCCAATCAATAATAGGTGTCACTTATTCACCTCCATTGCCATCAATCCAAGATTACACCAATTTGGTTCTACAATATGACCAACGGAGTAGATCTACCACTCCATCCTTCTTCGCGCCTCAACACGCACATACTTGCCCTCGAGGTCTTCCCAGCATGTCACGCCAACAGCTTCTAGGAGAGAGCGAATGGCTTCAATACCAAAGGCACTGCCTACTCGCTTCTTGGTTTCCTTGTTGTAGCTGTCAAAAGCATAGCCACCGTAACCTTGACCCGAACCACCATAGTCAAGAGTAATCATGAATGTCATGATACCATGATCCTCAATACCAAGCATGGTGGACTCGATACGAGCGTTTACAATTTCAGAAGCCATAATTTTCAATCCACGTAAAATTGACGTTGTAGGGAAACTTCGTTCCGTCCCATATCATAAACTGATTCTACGAAAAAGTCAATCGTAGAATTGGGCAGCTTGAAACCCTTTTCGCGATACTTCAGAAGCCTCTTGAACGTTGCGTTAGGATGCGTCGCCGTATTAAGAGTGAGTTCCTTCTTACGCACATCGCGGATAGCCTTGCGATCGGTATAGACATGTGTGCCATTATACGCAAAGCGACCTGCATTGATATCAAAAGTTGCAAGCAAATGCTCTGCGTGTATGTAGAAGTCCTTTGTGATGAGCTGCACCTTGATATACTGGCTACCTGCAAGCTTGGGAGCCAGATCGTTGAAGTCAGGCTCGGCGACCTTGAGATAGGTTGTCAGCTCACCCTTCGGGCACTTGAAGATCACATGGAAGCCATTGCTTTCCAAGCTCACCGCAGCCTCAGCAGCCCGAAGTTGGTTCGAAAAGAACAAGTCAAAGTCACAGAGAACATCCTGCTTGTCAATCAAACCACGCAGAGCGCCGCCAGCCAACCAGCACGTCCCTCGGTCGGTCTCTCCCACGACACCTTCCATAGCCAGAAGATCGTGGATGCGAGAGTCCTTGATTCGCCAAAGGATCTTATCTGTAAACTTAAGCACTTAGATTCTCCTTATCGAATCCCAGGAAGGTTGATGAAAGGAACACCGGAAGTAGCAGCCGGCAGCTGACCATTCCACTTCTGCGCAGCCATGTACTGGACCAACTCAGGAGTCACGGAAGCAGCCACGATTCGGTTAGCAGCAGCCTGACCCTCAGCCTCAATACGTTGACGCTCAGCTTCCTGTCGAGCCGTCTCTACCTGCTGACGGCGCTGCTCAGTCTCCTGACCGGCAGAGATTCGGCGGTTGATGGCTTCAACGACTCGTGCATCAAGACGGAACTGACCAACTGCGTAGATGTTGTCAACCATAATACCATGAGGACTCATTCGCGCTTGAACAGCCTTCAGAACCTCATCCATGAAAGCGTTCTTACCGTCACCGATAATGTCTTCGATACGGCGAGTAGAGGCAGCACTCACAAGAGCATCCCGAACCTCGTTACGAAGAGTCTGGCGAGTGATTTCCATCGCACCCATACGATAGCGCTGGAAGATATCAGGAATTCGGTTGCGATCAAACACATACTGCACACCGAAGTCGCCATTAATGTTGGCACCTTCACGAGACTGAATATCGATCGACTCATTGGTGGGACTCTGGCTGGTATTAGCAGCATCCCAGACGTAGTTTTGAACGAACGTCGGGAACGTATAGAGTCGCTCAGTGAAGCCAATCCAGTGGCGACCCGGCTCGAGCAGATTACGCTGCACACCACGCTCACCGCCAGAAGTGGTCACCTTCACGCCCACCTGACCCGGCTCGACGTAATCACAAGCCACTGTAGAAAGAGCGAGAACACTCACGGCAGTCATCTTAGCAAAACGATTCATATTAAAGATCCTTCACAATGGAAATGATTTGTTGAACGCAGAACAGGAGGCTGAGAATAATCACTGCCAGAGCAGTGGGAAGAAACAGCCAGATAAAAGGACTCTCGATAGCAAAGATGGCGGGCAGAAGCATACCCATACCTCCAAAAGCAATCATAATCCCTGCGAAGCTATAAGTCAACAACTTAATTGTGGTCTTGTAACTAATTTTCACGATTCATTATCCTTTACAACGTTAATAAGACGGCGGAACTCGTTAGCGTCACAATCCCCATATTGACAGGGCAGCGACACCATACGTTCAGCTAAGGCAATGAGTAGGTCATCCTTCGCTTGTCTGACTTCTTCTACTTTCATAGCTTCTTCGTTGCGCTTTGCTCGATCTCTGCATGCCTCGCACTCGAGCCGATCCCATACACATAGATTAAAGCAGCCACGGTTCTGACAGCGCCCAGTGATTTTACTCGGCATCAGTTGCAACCTCTCGCAAGAGGGCTGGCGGCGATCATGGCGCGGTATCGCTCTTCATGCGCGCCTGCGTGGTTCATGCCGGGTGTCCAAGCCCGCATCGCTGCGTCAAGCATCG